TATAGACGATGGTCTTCAATGCCGATTCGTTGTTGACTAGAAGTGATGCACTCATGTTGTGATGGTATGGGTAAAGGTTGCGGGGGCGGGTTCCTCGCCCGCCCCCTGATGTGGATTAGTAAACGATCTTGCCGTGGGCCTGCGGGTGTTTGCAGACGAAGGTTCCGACCGCTTCGATGAAGCCGCGAGCGCCGCCGCCTTGGTTCTCAAGGCGAGTGCTGCCCATGGGGATCAGCGTGTTGAATCCGATGTATTTCGGGTTCACGATGTAGCCCTCGTTCGTCGATCCGCCGGGCATGCAGTCCGGGTTGGCGTTGACGATGTTGAGCACTCCAAAGTCGCTCTCGAACAGCGTCACCTTGAGGGTGATCGTGTTGCTCTTGGCGTCCTGGTTGACGTTGTATGCGGAAGTGCGGGAAGCACCTTCGTAGCGGGTCAGACCGGAAATCACGCGGCGAAGCGCGACGTTGGCGATGAGCGTGAGGTTCTGCATCTCGCCAGTCTTGGTGAAGATGCTGCCAAGCGCGGTCGAAAGCGTCGCGTCCGTGACGGTGGTCGTCAGGATCGACGCGGTCGGCGTGCGGTATTCTTCCGGAACCGGGTTGGTCGATTGCGCGGCAACCTGCACCCACTTGGCAAAGCCGCGGGTGGCGTAGGGAGTGCCAGCGCCGTTCTCCGTGGACATTTCGTTCGCGGAGCAAATGGTAGCCTCCATGTTGCGCTTTAACTCGCGGATGGCCTTGGCCTCGGCAGCGGCGCTGTTTGCGGGCGCGGCGGTGGTGACGGCATCCTGCAAGGTGGAAACGAGCCACGGCTTGCGGAAGATTTGGCAGTAGTTGCCAAGGCGTGCGCGGCTGGCGAACTTGTCGTCGAAGCTGGAAACGTCTTCACCCTCGGCAATACCGGTGGTGGAAACACTGTCGAGCTTGTCGGCGGTCCATTCGTAGAACGTGCTGGATGCTTTGCCTTTCGAGCAAAGAGACAAAAGCGGGGTTTCCTCCGGTGCCAGCATGGCAAGCTCGTTGGAAAGGTCTTCGCGATTGCCAACGGACGAGCCTTGGCCGGTAGTGGCGGCAGGCGCATTGGGGTTGTAAGTAGTGGAAATGGGCATTTGATTAGGTGGTTGAATGTTTGGCGATTCTGGCGGCGATCCAGTCATCGACTGAACCGGTCTGCTCGAACTGCTGATAGGCTGCCTGCGCTTGTTTCCTTGCCGGCGGTTGGCTGGTGCGAGCGGCGGCTCCTGACGGGGTCGGTGGCACTTTCGCCTTCCCGATGTTCCCCGTTGCCGGTTTGACCTGCACTTTTGCTTTCTTTGCCAGCGAGTTTGCGGCGTGGGCCAGCAGGTATCCGATCTGCGGTGCCAGTCCCGGCACCCGTTCTTTCGCCTGCTTCACCAACGGGTCTTCCAGCATCGCCTTGAACAGCTTGCTGACCTCGGACTCCTCGTCCGCGATCTCAGGCACCTCCGTTGGAATTGCGGCGTTGAGCTGCGTTTCCATCTGCTCATAAGCGGCGGCAAGTTGAATTGTCTGCGCTTGAGCCGGGAGGAACCTGGTCATCGCGGTGCGAGCATTTCTGTTCGCCGTGCGGATGTCCTTTTTCGCGAACTCCTTGCCTCCCACACTGATGATGTCGTCGGCTCCGTAGTCCTCGTGGTCCTCAAGTATCCTGTCGGTTTCCTCGGCGACCTTCTCAAGTTCCTGATGCTTTGCGGTGATCTCCTCCAAGGTTTTCAATTCCCTGAAAGGATTCTGTTCCGCGGGTATCTCCGGAATGAGTGGTTTCGTTTCGGCCTTCGCAGCTTGGAGTTGCTCTTCAAGGGCTTTTTTCTGTGCCGTCAACTCCCCGAATCGGTGAAGGAGGCGGCTTTTCCCTTTCTTCGCAAGATCCTGAATCTGCTCAGGTGTCAGCGACAGTAAGTCGATTTCTGGTTCGCCTTCCTCCTCGTCGTCCTCTGCTTCGGCTTCGGCGGGTTGCTCCTCGGGTTCGGCTTCCTCCGTCTCCGGTGCTTCTGGAGCATCTTCGGCGGGTTTGGCGGGTTCCTCGGTCACCTCCTCGGCGGGGGCTTCGGGTTGTGCGGAATGGGCGATTGTCCGTTGAGCGATCAACTCTTCGAGACTCATGTTCTGCGATGGTGGGGTGGCCCCATCGACGGCCTTCTGTTCTGGATTCATCGGCACCTATTGCGCCAGGCGTTGGCGATGATTCCCGCATGGTGAGGGGTTGCCGGATCGTCAACGCAAAAAATGTGCTGCTGCAATTTTGTTGCAACTGCAAGTTTGTTCCACGTGGAACGGAGTCACAAAAAAAGCCCGCCGGGATTGCTCCGGGCGGGCCGTGGGGTGTGGGTAGGGTTACGGGTCGAGAATCTGCAAAAGCTCGTCAAGCCGGGAAACGCCGCCAGCGATCTTCATCACCTCGTTTGGCGTCTCAGCCGGGCCAAGGTCGCCGAAAAGCCGATCGCGCTCGTCTTCGATGAAATTGACGATCGTCCGGTATTCGTCGCGGTCGCGGAGTGCTTCGACGGCCTGCTGGATGGTGGGCTTGGGGATCATGACTGGATTCCTTGGGTTTGCATTCCGCCCATCTCAGCCGGGGCGGTGCCGATGCGGCCGATTTGAGCGTTTTGCGCCTGTTGAAGTTGGAAGCTGTATTGCTCGGCGTATTTCTGCAAACGCCCGGCAAACGCCTCGTCCTGCTGCGCGCGCTGCGCAACGTCCGGCTGTTGGACGTATGCCTGAACCATTTGCAAGGCGATTTGTGCGCCGTTCGGCTGGGCCGGCATCTCGATGCCTGCGAAAATCTTCGCGAGGTCGTCTGTGACGTTTTTCGCGACTTTCTGCTGTGCATCCTCAGCGGGCTGCAGAATGTAGTCGGCCAGCACCGGCGAAATGCTGTTGGCGGTGAATTCTAGAAACTTGTCCACGTCGATCCGTCCGTTGCGGTCGTATTGGATCAGGCTGCCGATCTGCTCCATCTGCGTTTTGGCGCTTTCCGGGTCGTTGCTGCGGCTGTCGAAGTTCACGGTGATCGAATAGACCTCGTCGGGGCTGCCCTTCTGGATCAGTTGCGGATTTGGGTTGCCGGTCACTTGGAAAAACACCTCGTCCGGCCCCAGCCGTTGAAAGAGCTTCCACGCCATTTCCAGCACGTCGCGGACATGGTCGAGGTATTTTCCGATCAAAAACGCCTGCCGCGTCATGGCAAGCGGGTTGTCCATGTCGAGCCCTACGGCGCGATCCGCCTGCGCCCGCTTGTTCATCTCGATTTCGTTGCTCCCGCTGTCGAACTGCGGCACCGGTCCGAATGCGATCTCGCCCAGGCGGCGGTATGGCACCTTCCTGCCCGGTCCCCAATCGCTCGGCGGGCGGCCTGCCGGGTGCATGATGGGCGGCAGCGTGGCAAGGCTGGCGCGGTCGGTGCGGCTGTCCGTCTCGGTCTTGATTGCCATTTGCGGGCCGCGCAGCACGTCGGAAAACGTCTGCACCTCGTAAAGCCGCTTTTCGCTCCGGTTCAAGCGGGTGACAACAAACGGGTAATCGTCGAAACCGTTCATCAACTCATGCTTGGCGTAGCCCTCTGCGTCCGGGTGGAAAACCGTGCAATAAATGCCCTCCGCACCGTCATCGTCTATCAAGCGTTGGTATGCGTAAACGACCATGACAAGCTCGTCATCGTCGGAAATCGGCATGCGCAACGATAGATTCGCCTTCTCGGTTTCGAGTTTCCACGAATCCTGCCCGCGGAGTTTCTCGATGGCGTTGTCCACCCATGCGCGGTCCCACCCCTCGGTGGTGACCATTTTTTCGAGTTGCTGGCCGGTCAGGAATGTCCGGCGGAAAATGTGCGGCGCTTGCTGCGGGTCGGTCACGTAGGGCGGGAAAACCACGTCGCCATCCGGCGAGCACGCTTGCACAACCGGGCAATCCACCGACAACCGCGGCGCGGGGATGTCAGCCTCGCCCTTGGTGCGGAGGTCGGAAATCACCCTACGAGCGCGCTTGCGGGTGAGTCTCTCAAACGACTGTTGGATAACGTCAGTCAGCAAATCGTCCGATGCGCCCGTCACGATCATTTGCGCCAGTTCCGGCGACATGGCCGCGATCTCGTCGATCGTCACCGTTTGCAAAAATGTGCGGAGTTCGCGCTTCCATCCCACGTATGACACGGCAAGTCCCTTTTCGAGCAGGTAATTGCCGGAAAGCTCCATCTGACCCTTGAAGTCAGGAATGTAGGTCGAACGCATCCATTTCAGGAAACTTGAAACCACGCCCGCACGCGGCAGGCTGGCGACGCTCGTCGGGAATGCCTTGATGTGGCTGCGCTGCAATGCCTGGTCGAATAGGGCTACGTAGGTGTCGATCCTTTCACCCACGACATTAACCTCCGCATCAGAGGCACCTTCCCATGGGAAAGCGTTTGCTCCGTGCTTGCGGAGGTCTTCGGACTTTCCGGGCCAGACGTTTTTCCGATCATCGCGGCTCCGGCGGCACTGCTCAAAGTATTCGTCAAGGTCGTTGACACAGGTCTTGTATGCATCGGTCAGGGTGGGGATGTCCGGCTCGCTTGCTGCGTAAACCAGAGGGTCTTCAAGGGCGTTCATGGTTGGTAAACGTAGATGGTTTCGCCGTCCACCCGGATTTCGGGCGTGGCTTTGAATGTCTTGCCAGTCAGGCGGTGCGCCCATTGGCGGCCGGCGCGGACGGTGACTTTCACTCCGTCAAGCACGGCATAGAGATAGTTTTCGTTCGGACAAAGTTTCAAGCCGCGCAGTTCTACGGTTGCAGGTGGCTTGGCGCGCTTGATGGGCTTTGCCTCAGTAGCCTCCGCGGCTGCCGCAGGTGACGAGTGTTTTGGTTGAATCAACATGGTCGATGTCGGTGATGGCTGCGTATCGTAAAACGTCGATCGGGTCTTTCCATGCCTCTTTGAGGCCGGCTTCCCCGGTGTATTCGGCGAGCGCGTGGATGATGTTCTCGCACTCGTTGCTGATATAAAAATGAGGTCTATTGAGGGAATCAAGCGGTTTTCCTGTGTCCCAACTCATCTTGGAAATGAGCGCCTGCAAACCGTCCTCGATTTCCAATCCGGGCGCGGGGATGCAGATGATGCCCTCCTCGGCGAGGTCTTCGATGATGCTGCTGCTGCCGTCGCTACCCTGGTATTTGGCGGCACCCAGCCGCGGGTCGATGATCCGTTCGTAAATCTCCTCGTCGCCCTCCATCTCGCGGATCAAATCCACGTAATCCTTGATGCCGTAGCCCATGCCCTTTGCTCCCTCTCCGGGCTGCCACTTGCCGCTTTTCCATTCCGCCCAATCTCCCACGTCAACGCCCGGCCATTCACGGTAACACCAGAAAGTTCCGGTCTGGTCAACCGCCACCCATGCCATGAACCAATTCTTGGAACCGGCGGGATCGATGATCTGATACCGGGTGATGTCGCGGGTGGGAATCTGGTCGGGCCGGACGACGTTCACCGCGGAATTGAAGCGCGGAAACTTGGTGGCGTGCGACTTCACCGGCACGCCGTAGGCGCGGATCAGGATTTCCTCGCGCGGTCGGCCAAGCAGGTTTTCGCGGATGCGCTCGTATCCGCCAAAAGGGTTGTCGATCGAATGGAAGTAGAGCACCGCGGCGTTGCGCTTCTTGCTGCGCTGCACGTAGGGAACCGGCTCATTGTTGAGAAGCTCGGCAGGCTTGGTTTCCAACGTCTCGGCATTGTCGAGATATTCCTTGATGACTTCGGTGTAACCGTCGATCGGCGTGAACGTCACAAGCATCTTCGCCTCGCGGGTGGCGAGACGGAAGCGCAAGGTGGAAATCAACTCCGGGCCAAGCAGATATTCGTCCAGCCAAACGCCGATATTGTGCCATTTTGGATTTTTGCTGCCAAGTTCCGCACCTTCGAGAATCGTCGGGTTGTTCGAGTATTGCGAGTAGGTCTTGAAAATGATCTGGCTGCCGTTCGGCAGGATCAGGGATGAATCCGTGAATCCGTTCTTCTTGGTGTAACTGATATAGGTGCCGGCGGATGTCTGCTTTTGCCGTAGTTCGACAGGAAGCTGTTCCCAAACGGCGGATTGTTGCTGGCGGATGGAAACCTCCGATGTTTGCGCAAAACAAAAAAGCTCCGACTCCGGGTTTTCGATGGCCGCCTTGACCATGGCAAACGCCCCATAACGGGTCTTGCCGGATCGGTTGCCCCCAAGTGCGAGGATCTCATCCACTGCGTGGAGTTGCTCGTCGGACTTCTTCCAATGCGGCAGTTGGAAGCCATAGCGAAACGGGTCTTTCTCGGCGTTGGCGATTGCCTCATGATAGATCGCGTGGAGTTGCAATAACTCGTCCGCCTCCAATACCGCAATCTCGTCGTCGGTCGGCGGCGTGAGGATGGGGTGTGACTTCCATTTAAGCATCGCAAAGGACTTCTGCCTCGATGGCGCGGGCGCGCAGTTTCTCGGCGACACGGGCGCGGGCCGCGGCAATCATCTCGCTGGCGTCTTCGATGGACGCGCCCTTGCGGTGTTCGATGATCGATGATGCCATGCCGGAAAGTTTCGCAGCCTGGTCGGTCATGATGCCCACCGTGAGGGCGAGCCGGTCGGGTG